AAGATACCGCGTCGGTTCTTTGTCGGAATGCTTTTGTAGTAAACTCTGTAGCTTCTTGTTGAGCTTTAGAGTCTTTATTATATCTATTAAAAAAGTCTACTGCTTTTTGTTGTTCTGTAGTTAACTTACTACTAGCTTTAATTTCTTCATAATATTTAGACTTTTGATTTTCTAAATACTTACGAGCTTTAGCAGCTTCTTCTTTTAATGCTATCTTTTTTCTTTTTATTTCTTTAGCATCGTCTTCTTCTTCATTATAACTAAAAGTTTCATCTAATAAAAAACTTCTTTCTTCACCTGATAAATGAGGCTTAGTTTGTCTATAATATTCATCAAGAACATCTGTTGTATCTAATTTGCTAATGTCAGTGTTTAATCTAACATAATCTTCTAAACTACCACCTGTGTCATCCATGAAGTCTACTAACTTCTGTATGTTTTCAGGTAAAGGCTTACCAGTTGCTTCAGCTTTCGCTACAGCTTGCTCAACCACTTCTTCTACTTTCTCAACTTCTTTTTGAACTTTTTCTTCTTCAAATACCTCTTCTAGTACTGGTATTTCTGCTTCTTGTATTTGCTCTTCCGGCTGTACTTCTTTTTGTTCTTGTGCGGGCTCGGCATTTTCATTGCCTCCCACATCTCCTTCTGTGTTAGTTTTATTTTCTGTAGTCTCATTTGGTTTTTGTTCTTGTTCTTCTTTTGGTTGTGGTGGATTATCTAAGTCTACTTTATAGACTTCAGGGTCTTGATCTGTTAAATTTACTTTAGTTGTTTCCATAATATAATTTTATAAAATAATAAATTAGTGGTAGGTTATAAACCTGCTCCACCTGTTAATACATCATTACCTGATGATTCAAACTTTTTAAGCGGTTCACCCTTATTTATTGCTATTTGATTTTCCGCTTGCTTATCTACTCTTTGATCTTTACGATCTTCTTTCATAGCTTCTTGCTTGTCTTTCATACTCTGTTGACCTAGTTGTAATTTAGTATTTAAGTCAAATTCTAATTGCATTAACTCTTTTTTAACTTGAGCTTCTTGCTGTAAGTATTGAATTTTTAATTGATTTTTAGTTTGTTCTAATTGAGCTTCTGATTCAGTTTTAGCTTGGTTTTTTTGAACTTCTGCCTGTGCTGCAGCTTGTTGAGCTTGAGCATTAGCTTGCGATTGAGCTTGTATATTTTGTTGTTGTATTAATTGATCTCTCTCTTGTTTCTTTCTTTTCTTTACTTTTAAAAGTTGATTTGCTAGTTTAACATTTCTAATATCTCTAAGATCTATAGCATCATCTAAATCTATCAACTGTTGTGATAAAGCTACTTGTATATTATTTTCTAACATTTGTTTTTCTTCTTCATCTGGCATAAGCTCTAAAAATATACCAAAGTCATATAAATGTAAATCTTTTAATTCTTTTAAAGTTGCTACATTGTGAGCTCCAATAGCTCTTATAAATGCTTCTTTTGTTGGTGAATATTCTACTATATCAGATATTCTAAGTGATAAACACTCAGCTGCTTCAGCAGTTAAAAACATCATTGATTGTAATATATGTCTTGTAGCGGTGTTTGAATTAGCAGCTGCAAGTTTTTGTATACCAACTAAAGCATTTTTGTCTGGCGTTGATGCGTCTCTAGCTTCATTAAGCCCGGTAACATCACGTATCATTTGTAAGTAATAATTATAAGTAGCAATTAATGTTTGTAGCTTATTACTACCACTACCATTTTGTATTTGTTGTATTGGTACTTTTCCTGGATTAGGATTACCATCTGAAGTAAATGATCTACCAATTACACTACCAGTTTGAAAAAACATATTTAATGCTTCTTGTGGATTATAATTAGTACCATTACCTAAATCTATTTCAGCTAAACCATCAGCGTCTAAATAAACACCATCAGGAACCATACGATTCATTACTTGTTGAAGCTTTAAATGTGTAAGTTGTATCATATCTGCAAAACCAGTTATTCTACTAACTAATGATTGTATTCTACCATCATACATTCTAGGTGCTACTATATTATAGCTCATTTTAACTTTACCAAAGTCTGATTTACTTCTCATCATATTTGGTACCATACCCCATTTTAAAAGTTTATCAGTACCTAAAATTAAAACACCTTCATATAATGTTTCAATAACACGATCTAATCTACTAAACTCGCCTTGCATGTCTTGTGGAGGATTAAACGTGTCGTCTTTTTGTATAACTTTATCAGCGCCAGTACCTGTTTGCTTAAGCTTATAAACATCATTAGCATGAGTTTTATAATTAAAATATAGCACTTCTATTTTGTTATAATCTCTATTGTATCTACGTCTAGTATTATCACGAGGACCTTCTAATATTTCTTTTATTTCTTGTTCTGTTAAATTAGGAAACTCTTTTACTAATTCATTTATAGGTATTTGTTTAACTTCACCTACATAATATATATCTTCAAAATAAGGTGAATTAGTATATGAGTAAACTAAATTAGCTGGATCTACATATTCTACTTTTACACCGTCACTATAATTAAAATTAGTTTTAGTAGCTCCAATACCTATTGTTACTAAGTCATATAAAGCCCTACGTTTAATTAAATCGTAATCACATCCTTCTAATAAAACATTTATAGCTTGTTCTTCAGCTATTTCAATAGCTTGTTTATAATTAAGCTGCATATGTAAAGAAAGTTCTTCTTCATTATCAGGTAAAGTTTCTTTATCATTTTCAAAAATATTTAAACCAAACTCTTGCTCAACGGTATCTTTATATTCTTTAGATCTTATATCTCTTAAAACTGACTCCATATACTCAGTTCTTTTACTTACACCAAAATCATCTTGAGAAAAAGCATTTATTTGAAAGTTTCTTTGAGACATGCCATTAACTACTATGTCTACAAATTTAGATACTATAGGTACTGGCCTCCAGTCTAGGTTTAAGTAGCTTAAGTCACCATTTATACTTAACTCATTTTTATACTTTTCTACAGACTGTTCACCTCTAGCATATAAACGCAGTTTATGAAAAGTATCATAGTTACTTGTAAATTTGTCATCTCTATTACTAAACCACTCAGCTTGTATAGCACGAGCAACTTTTAAACCGTATTCAGATGTCATCTTTTCTAAATCACTAACCGCTTGCGACGGAAAGTTTACAACAGACTCTGTCATATTATTTTATTATTTTAGATGTTATTCCTTTATTATTATACCTAGATATTGTTATACCTAAAGCTTGCCTTTTGGTTTCTTGATTTGGTCTATATAAGTTTCGATTACAAGCCATAATTGCTAAACCACTACTAATGGAAGCATCATGCTTTGTTCTTTTATTTATGTCAAATTTACTCCAGTCATTTAAAGTATTATTGAAATACATAGTACCGTATGTATTATCTTTTAATAATCCAACATGATCGTTAATATACATTTCAATTGCAGCTGCATGAGCTTGCTTTATATCTTCACTAGAGTTTGGCATACCACCAACTTCTTTTTCTGTAACAGATAATTTATTCCATACTTTATCTGGTCTATTCATACTAAAACCTCTATAACCTCTTCTACGTAAATAGTACAAAAGCCTTGGTTTATTATTTTCCGCAAGAAGCGGCATACCATAAAACACTAAGGCCATTAGTATATCTTCAAAAAATATTTCAGAAGTTTGAGGTCTAGCCAAGTATTCTAAGAAAAAAGTATTAGCAGGTGCATCTTCCATGCTAAACTTAGTTAAACCATGTAAAGCTCCTTTTGATCCTTTATTATCTACAGTCCCAGATATATCATAACTGTCGCAGCCAAACGCACCAATATGTTCATTGCCTGGATATTTAACACCATTTTTTAATATTACGTTGTTTTGTATATTACTATTAGGTACCCAACTTATATTAAATCTACCATTAGGATCAGGATTAAATTCTACTCTCGTGTCTTTAACACCTGACTGCCATTGAAAATTACCAGTAGTTAATACTGATGAGTTTCTATTACCTTCATTATAATCTATTTGTTCGTATATCTTAACAAGATTAAACAAACTGTTTTTTGTTTCATCTCTAAACGCATGTTCTTCAGTTTTAGGAAACTGTCTATAAAATTCATTTAAGGCATCTTGATCTTGCTTTAAACCTTCAACTTCATTTTCCCAATAATCTATAATACCTATATCTATTAATTCACCATGCGGCCCTTTTCTAGGACTGTCTGGTTTATCAAAAACTGGAAGTCCGAACTCGTCAATAAATCCTTCATAGTTCCACTCCATTGGGATAAACAAAGAATATAAACCACTCTTTGTTTGGCCATTTTTATTTCTTCTTGTAACGTTAGAATCATTGTAAAGTTTTTTAAAGTTATCACCACCTTTATCTAAAGAGTTTGAAGTTGAGCCCATCATACATTTACCTACTACTCTACCACCTAGTCTTAAACAAGTTTTTGTAACTCGCCAGTTATGAAGTATATTATCAGGCCTTTCCCATTTACCACTTTCATCATGTACTAATAAAGCTAGCTTTTCACCATCGTAACTATTATCTCCTGTGTTTTTCCAGTCAATAGTAGTGTCAAGCCCTTTCATATCATCTTCAACTTCAGTCTCACGCATTTTACGACGTGTAAACTTTTTCGCAGGTATTCTATAGGCAAGCTCTGATTTTGGTCTATCCATACCATCTTGTATAGGCTTAAAGAAAAACGGATAATTAATACTTATAGGTACTATCTTATCCGTAAACATTTTCTTAGCATCAGCTCCACTTTTAGACAACACCCCAAATCTACTATCACTTGCAAGAGTGGCTAAATTAACGGTTTCAGCCGAACTCATAAATGAGAAACCAGATCTTCTATTTTTTAAATAACACATACCGTAGCAACGCTGGTCTGCTTTGCATGCTTCCCAAAATATAAAAAATAATCTATTTGATTCTCTATCCTTTCCTTCCT